TTCCAAATAATCATGACCGATGTTTGTATCAAAGGACACACCGAGTGCTTTACTCAGGATGTCAGGGATACCATTCTTTTGTAGTGTCGCATGTTTACCATCGATAATAGAAATACTTTCCATAACGGCATTGAATACTGCTCGGTCTTGACACCACTTCTCAGTGCGTTCAACTAACCAATCAAGGTTTTCCTGCTCCGGCGTGAAGATGTTAGGAAGGAGTTCAACCGCATTACGGAACTGTTCATCTGAAAGAGTGTTATTCTCTTCGAGTTCAATCTTAAATGCTTCTAGCGTAGGAAGTTTATTATACTTAGCAACAAACGACGCGACCTCTTTAAACAAACCTTTATATACACCATCAAAATATTCAGGTGCCACAAAAGGTAAAACCTTTCTTGTAAAAGGTTCATTAGTTAAGAGGTTGCGTAGTATCGTTTGTTCTAAGTTAATATTCATTCCTGTTCCAATTCTTTTCTGACGTGGTCACTCATTAATACTTCACCACTGTTTTTATCACGAGCAATCATAGTTCCATCAGACACTGCTGTATCTAATATAGAGTTTAGTATTCTACCTGAATATTCCTGTAAAGTCAAGTCATTAATTGTTAAATCTGGGTCAGGAGTTGAAATAATAGTAAAGTTAAATGCTAACTGTCCATCTTTATCATCTTTACTCTTACCAACAAACTCTATCGCCCCATAAGATATTACCGTTTCTGGAAATACCTCAAGTATTCTAACGTCCCATCCATCTTCTCTGTTTGCGGGAATAATATCATAGTGAACTTTCTCAGAAAGTTTTTCAAGAATATCAGTCGACTTCTGCATTTACAATCTCCTCCATATCAATCTTCTGAGCAAGACCTATCGAATATTGTGCTTTGATAAACTCGGCGAAGTCAGTATTCTCAAAGATTGGGTCCCAGAACTCTTTCTCTAATGTACTCGCAAGTCTTACCTTCTTCTCTTCACCAGCACGTTGATACCAACCATTACTTGGTTTAATAACATATCCTCCAGCAAGAGCAACATCAAGTAGACCAGAATATTTCTGGACGCCACCATCCCATGAGACTGAGATAGGTATCTTAGATTTCTCTTTGACATACCTTGACTTCTCTACATTAATAATAAAGTGATATCCTTTAATTTCTGTACCAACCTTATCCTGTCTACGACCTAGAATCCAGATGTTATCGGAACTGTAATAGATACCTGTACCACCACCGACAACGTCTCTAGGGAACAATCCGATTTCTTTATAAGTGTGGTTGACGGCAAGCAATGGAATGTTCTTCATAGTCAGATATGGAGTTACCATTCTGAAAAGACCTTTCAATGCTTTAGCACGGGACATATCTGCAACACTCTTCTCATTCTTAGCATCTTCAAGTTCTTTCTTGGATGCTAAGTTGCCGATAGAGTCGATAACGATAATCACGTTATCAGTTCTCTCAAGTTCTTCTAATTGTCCTATTAGGTCAAACTTGAGTTCCTCTACATTGGCAATGGGAGTGTGCAGCACTCGTGATGTGTCTATGCCAAACTGTTCAAAGTAAGACTGGGGTGACCCAAACTCACTATCATAGAATAACAGTACTGCGTCTTCTTTCTCTCGCAGATATGCACCTGCCATAAGCAGGGCAAACGAGGTCTTGAAGTGCTTACTTGGTCCAGCGAGAACTGTTAATCCCGCCACGACACCACCGTCTATACTTCCTGTCAACGCAACGTTTACCATTGGTACGTCAGTTGACACCATATCTTTTTCTGTGAAGAACTTACTTTTAGATAATACCTCCGTAGTTTTTATCTTTGAGTTCTTCTTTAGTTTATTCATAATTGACATTGTTAATTTTCTCCCTGTCATCTAGTTCATATTGTTTACGGTATTCATTGTTTATTATAACGCATTTTTCCAATAAAGTCAAGTCATTATCAAATTTAATAAAGGCAAGTGTATCTTTAGGGAAACACGCTCCCCCATACCCTCGTTTACCATCATATCCTGGCACTACAGTATGACTTCTACCAATTCTTTTATCTCTTGCAAGCGCACTGGAAACTAATGACCAGTTACTTCCAAACTTAGTTACACTATCATGTAGTTGATTAAAGAATGTTACTTTCATAGCAAGGAAAGAGTTAGACGCATACTTTACAAACGAGGCATCCGCAGCACTCATAAAGTAAAAGTCATTTGTCATACACATACTATACTGACGGTAGATATCTGCAACTCTTTCGCATAACCATAAGTCACCACCTATGATATGATAGTCTGCCATTACCAAGTCTGCCTTCGCATTCTTCTCAGTCAGAAACTCTGGATTATAAACTGCTCGCTCTTTTTCAATAGAGTCTATAGATAATACTGAATCAGGGGTGATTGTTGATTTAATAATAACAACACTATTAGTGGCGAGTATTAAATCTTCTACTGCGTCTATTACTAATCCATCCTCAACTGTACCATCATCTCTCATAGGAGTTGGTAAGCATATGAATGTATAGTCTGGGTCAAACTTAATCAAGTCTTCCATCGTCGTACCCAACTTAGGGTCAACATAAAACTTCTCTACTGCAGTAGACGTGAATGCGTAGTCAATTGCTTGACCAACGAACCCATATCCGACTATACCTATTTTTATCATATTATATCCAATCCACGTAATAGTATTCTTTGAACCATCGAACAAAGGCATCGACACCCTGTTCCATATCTACCAGAGGTTTATACCCTAGTTTCTTAAGTTTAGTTATATCGCTGTGAGTGTCAAGGATATCGGCAGGGTGTTTCGGGACAAGGTCAATGATGGGTTTGCGTCCCATATTGTCTCCGATACATTCAATAAAGTCAAGTAGTTTAACTGACTTTCCCCTGCCGATATTATAAATCTCACCTTCTGGAGTTTCGTTGAACAGAATGGTTTTAATACCTGCGATAATATCTGATATGTGTGTGAAGTCTCTTTTCATTTTACCGTTGTTGTATGCCTTGATAGGTATTCCCTTGGCAATATTGTGAGTGAAACTCATCAGTGCCATATCAGGTCTACCCCAATCACCATAGACTGTAAAGAAACGCATTCCAACTGTATCAAGACCAGAGGACTTGAACATCATTTCGTTACATCTCTTTGTATATGCATACGGATTAAGTTGGTCGCCTGTCACGCGGTCTTCTCTGAAAGGAAGGGGAGAACCTGCATAGACAGACGACGACGAGGCATATAAAACTCTAGAGACATTATACATTTTACAACAATCGATTAGGTTCTGTGTTGCGTCAATATTATTCTTTATGTAATCACGTTCCTTACCAAAGGAGTCACGAACTCCTGCGAGTGCTCCAAGGTGGATTACTATGTTTGGTTTGACAATACTAAACGCATCATCAAGTGATGGGAAGTGTGTCATGTCAACTCTCTGAACACCGATATCCATAAAGGCAACTCGGTCTTCTTTCATTGAAGGGTCATACAATATGTCATTGTAGTTGTCCAAACCCATCGTAAGGAAACCATCATTCTGTAGGTCAGCAATCAAATGCGAACCTATAAAACCTGCACCACCTGTAACTAATATTCTCATCACTATCCGTTCCTATATATGTATTCTAATGCGCGGTCTGCTTCTTTGTTCATATCGCGTTTACTATACCATTGACCTGTTTCATTGTCGAGTTCTTGACATAAGTCAGCAATCTGTTTTGCGGACATAGGATACCCTCTCTTCACAGCATTACCTGCTGTAGCAATCATAATCTGATACATTTTGTAATACCAACCTGTACCTGTAATAGCACGATATTCCATTTCAAGTTTCTTAGGAAAGAAAGGGCAATCGCGATATGATGTCCAGGATACATCGGTATTACTTAGGGCATTTTTACGATGCTCTATTACTGCTTTCTGTAATGCAGGGGGAAGTCTTTCCATAAAACTCTTACCTTGTTTCTCTACATAAGAATGTTTATTCATTAACATATCAGGGTCAATATGTATACCCTCGTTACTGAATATAAAACTCAATGCGTCAGGATACTGAGCAGGGACGTAGTACATACGTGACACGTCCTTAGTCTGTTCATCACCTAACTCACCGAACTGCTTATTCATAGCAAACCAGAAGTGAGGTAAATCCTTTACTTCAACTCTACGAGTGATAGGAAACACTAGACGAAATCTAGGTTGCTCTAAACGAGATGATGCAGTATTGTAACAGATATATTGATATCCTCCAAACATTTTATAGAGTTCTTCTTTTAGTCGGGTAACAGGTTCGCTATTGTTATCAGTAGAAGGAAGATGAAAATCATCAACATCCAACATACAAAAACCACCCCAAGAATGAACATTACGATTACTCCTTGTAG